AAATGTGTAAAGAGCATTTGCTGTTCCAAAACCAGTATTAGAGGTTTTGATAAAGTAAACAGCGTTCTTTGTTAGTCCACCAATTGGGTTTCCTTCAGTGGTGTATCTAACTGCTTGATTATCAGACAAAGTTGCTTCAATTGATAATTTATTTTGATATACGTAAGGAGCGTTAAAGAAGACAGTTCCAGCAGTATTGTTAGTTAAGTCAACGTCACTTCCACCTGCTGTTGTTGAGAAAAATACCTGTGCTGTTCCAACACGCTTAATGTAGTAAAGAGTGCTATCAGTAAGTCCACCGATAGTACCTAAACCAGTGTTGTACAAAAAGGCAGAGCCGTCACGCAAAAGAGCGGGAACGTTTGAAGAACCGTCTTGGTTTGTTGGGAAGTATAGGTAATTATCTTCAGCGTTAACGCTAACAGCCGTAAATGAGTGGGTACCTGTGGTACCCGCTGCTAAAATATCAATTGGCATAAGTCATTATCTCCTTAGTTAATTACCGTTACATCAGCAGTATTCGTTGCTGGGTAAGCACGGTTAGCACCCCAAATAATACGAACAGCACCGTTTCCACCGTAGCCACCGCCATATTGACGAGAGCCTGAACCTCCACCGCCACCGCCGTAGTCTCCACCACGAATGTGTCCACGTGACCATGAGTAGTATGGCTCGCCTTCAGTACCGTTCTGTCCGCCTGAACCGCCACCACCACCGCAACCATCGCAGCGGTCAACACCGTCAGCACCTTGACCGTAAATACCTGTTCCACCACCTGCAGGAGTACCCCATGTAGATGAGTAAACGTTACCTGCGGCACCGCCACCACCATATCCTGGGCCACCTGACCAAGTACCTTCACCACCACGACCGTTGTAGCCACCAGCACCACCACCGCCGTAGTCCCAGTTCCAGTTAGTGTAACCACCACGACCGCCACCACCAGTTGAACCACCTTGGTAGTTAAATCCACCAGATGAACCACCGTTAGAGTTAGGTCCTCCTTGACCGCCACCGTAACCAATTACATAAGTTACGCCTGTACGGTTAGAGGTAATAGCGGAGTTTCCTCCTGGTTGCACGTTTCCGTAAGTCCAGTCGCTTCCGCCTTGACCTACTGATACAGCAAATGTTTCTCCTGGAATAACAGGGATACCTGAACACCAAGCAGTTCCACCACCGCCACCTGCTCCGTAAGACCAAATCCAAGAACCACCAGCACCAGCACCAATGGCTACTGCTGAGATAGTTGCAACACGAGCAGGTACTGTAAATGTATAAGACCCAGGAGATGTAAATGCTGACTGTCCTTGTGGAGGTGGAGCAGAGAAGTTAACTGTTACAGTTTGGAAAGCCTCTCCTCCACCTGAATCTCGTCCAGTAACTACGTGAGTTCCTGAATATGCTGTGCTTGTTGTACCTGTGATAACACCAGTAGAGGTGTTAAGGGTAAGTCCGCTAGGAAGAGCAGGGGCTACAGTGTAAGAAACAGCACCAGTAAATCCTGTTGCATTAACTGTTGTAGTAATGCTGTTTGTATACGCTTCTCCGTTAAAGTTAACTGTCAACGGCAAAATAGATGCTAATAAGTGGTTTAACTTAAAGTTATGGTCATCGTACTTGTTTGTAACAAAGTAATAATCTTTACTTTCAGTACCTGGTGTACCAAAACGACCACTAGCAGGGTACTCGTACTTAAGCATTTGCTTATCAACAAAGCCATGGTTTTTTACGTGGATGATATTTAAATCTGTAGATACACCGATTTGAGTAAATTTTTGAGTACCTGTTCCACCAGACATCGAGGTAATTGGTGTTCCTGATGCTCCTGGAAGGTTCTTTAAAGTAAAGAAGTACTGACCAGGAGTGTTGTTAAAGAAGAAAGTGTCAATAAAGTAGGTCCCATTAGCAGTCAAACCTGTTGCTGCATTTCCTGTTGTTGTGTACTTAACCATAGTGCCTTGATACCAGTCAAGGTCAGAAACACCAGAGGTTGAAGTCATAGAAACAAGAGAACCAGAGAAGGAAGAAATAGTTCCGCCTGCAGTTGAAGAGTTTCCTCCGTCAAATGTTTTTTGTGTTCCTAAAGCCAAAGTTACAGGGGCTTCAAGTCCCAAGTTATTTCCAGCAAATGTTTTTGCAAGATTTGCTAATTGAAAAGTTCCAGTCATAGATGATGTTAAATCAATTACAGGACCATCAGGAGTTGCACTCATAGAGAAAGTTGCTGTTGAGGCACTCAAAACACCTGTTGACTTTATAAAGATTACGCCTCTTGGGTTTGTTGCAAAATATCCACTTGCTGCAGTTACGTTGTAATACAAAGGCGTTCCAATTACAGCATTTACAAATGTTTCACCAGTTTGATGTGAAACGGTTACTGTGTCTGCTGTTGTATCTGTAGCAATAATGCTGCTTGTAATGTTTCCAGTACTTGCTTTGTTATCAAAGTCAACAGGTAGGTAATTCAGTGTATTTGAACCATCAAATGTTTGTGCAGTAGATGAGTTAGATGCGTCAAAAGACTTACCTGTTGTGTTAGAGGAATCAAACTCTTGTGAAATAGAAGAGTTTAAGTTTAAGAAATAAAAAGGAGTTGCAACACCGAAACCGTGAGGAGAGTCAGTCTTAACTGTAAGATTTGAGATTGTTCCTGCATCTGTGATAATACCTTCAGAATCAGAAATTTTAATCTGTGAACCTTGGAAAAACTCACCTGTAATAACGGAAGTATAAAGGTCTTCAATAGAAGCGGTTTGTGCTTGGTTTTGCTTACATAGGTAAGTAAATGATGTTGGTGTCGGAATTGAGTTAATAATAAAAGAACCGTTAGCAGTCAAAGACTTTGTACCTGCAACGTTAATAGGAATACCTACAGCAAGACCGTGAGCAATAGATGTTACAACTTTAATTTCACGTGATTGTTCTGTTGAAAGAATAGATGTGATGTTAGGGATAGTTGTATCACCGCTCTTAGAAAAGAATGACGGTGTGTTGTTGATAAGTTCAACGGTTTCCCACTTTGTTGGCTGTAAGCCGTATTCAAAGTCTGTATCAATAAGTGTCTCAGGTTGGGAGACACGAAGTTTTGTTACTGGGTCAATAAGTTCTGATGGGAACTGAATTTCACCACCAGTGCTTGAGCCGCTTGAACTACTGCTTGAACTACTTCCACCAAGAAAACCAGGCATTAGATAGAACCGTCCTTCATCTTATTGAGTATGCATACTTTACTAAGGATGCGAGTGTTTGAATTGCTATACATCATGCTCCAAACCACCACATTGTTGAAATGGCTAGAGTTCCTGCCGCACCTTGTGGTCCTGTTGGTCCAGAGTTTCCTGAAGCAACCTCAACCCACGCACCATTAAAGAATACATAAGTTTTTGCATTTGTTGTGTTAAACCATGCATCTCCAGCAACTGAAGTTGCTGAATTTGGTTGAGACGCTGAAGCAGTAAATTTACCGACAGGACCTGTTGCTCCTGTTGGTCCAGTTGGACCAGGAACTGTTGATACAGCACCTGTTGGGCCTGTTGGTCCAGTTACACCTTGAGGGCCTGTTGGACCTGTATCTCCACGCTTATCGTAAATAGCAAGAAGACCAACTTGAGTTGCGTCAGAAGCACTGCGATAAACAATGTTTGCTGGTGCATCAAGTGGAACTGTGTAAGTGATTGTTGTGTTTGCAGAGCCAGAGTAACGACCAGCATTTGGGTCGTTGTTTACTGTTCCTGGAACAGAAGCGGTATTGCTAAGTGATAAACGAAGACACAATGGGTCCGATATGTCTAGACCGCTTACATTGAAGTAATACGTTTCTCCACGAACCAAAGTTAGTGCTGGACTGTCTCCAGTAATGCCTTCAATAAGATAGGCAGTATTTCCTACATTGTTAGTAACAACAAAAGTAGTACCGTTACGAGCACCTGTTGGTCCTGTTGGTCCCGTGGCTCCTGTGGCACCAGTTAAACCTGTTGGGCCTGTAGGTCCACGGAAAGGTCCACCATCTGTCCATGCAGAACCGTTCCAAATATAAATATTTCCAGATGCAGTTACAAGGTAAGCATCACCTGTTAAGTTTCCTGTTGGTGGAAGGTCTCCAACACCCGCAACAGTTCCTTTAAGGTTAATAGAAGTACCGTCATTACCACGAGCACCTGTAGGACCTGTGGCTCCTGTTGGGCCTGTAGGTCCAGTTACGTTAGAAGCAGCACCTGTAGAACCTGTTGCTCCAGTAGCACCTGTGGCTCCAGTTGGTCCTGTAACGGTGCTTGCTGCACCAGTAGCACCAGTAGGACCTGTTGCACCAGGTGCACCAGTAGGTCCAGTAATATTAGACGGAGCACCTTCTGCACCTTGCGGTCCAGTAACACCACGAGGTCCTGTTGGTCCTTCGATGTTACCTACGTTTACCCAAGTACCGAATCTAGGAGAAATTTGGTTTGGAGTCCAAACAAACAAACCACCACTTGAAATTAAATAAGCATCGCCAAGTGCACCTGTTGGTTTTGCAGCATTAAGAGTCGCTTCATCTGCATACTCGCCTTTGATAGAAACAGCAGGGCCTTGTGGTCCTGTTGCTCCTGTAGGGCCAGTTGCACCTGTAGGTCCTGTTACTGTTGATGCTGCTCCAGTTGAACCAGTAGCACCAGTTGGTCCTTGAATACCTTGAGCACCTGTAGGTCCAGTTACACCTTGTAAACCTTGAATACCTGTAGGACCTGTAGGGCCAGTTACTGTTGAAGCCGCACCTGTTGCACCTGTTGGTCCTGTAACACCTGTAAGACCTTGAATACCTGTTGGACCTGTGGCTCCAGTTGGACCTTGAATACCTTGTGAACCAGTCGCACCTGTTGGTCCACGGTCACCTGTTGGACCAATAATTCCTTGAGCACCAGTTGCACCAGTAACACCAGCAGCACCTGTTGGTCCTGTAGGTCCTTGTGAACCAGTGGCACCCATTGCACCTGTAGGACCAGTTACTAATGAATCAGCACCTGTTGGTCCTTGAATACCTTGAATACCTTGTGGGCCCTGATAACCCATTGGACCAACTGCACCAGTAGGACCTTGAATACCTTGTGAACCTGTTGGACCAGTTGAGCCTGTGGCTCCAGTTGCACCAGTTGCTGATGCAGCACCTTCTTGACCACGTGGACCTGTTGGTCCTGTTGGTCCTTGATAACCACGGGGACCACGAGTTGTAGGAACGCCAGGAAGAAGAGACGGGTCAATCTCTGGATAGAGAGGACTATTTGGGTCAATAGGCATTAGGTGGTCACCTCACGTACTGTAAATAACTTGCCTGCTTTGTATGTTTCTTTGTGTCCATCTGAGTCAAATACAAACTCGATGTCCCAATACATACGTTGTGCAAGTCTTCTGGTTTGTTCTTGGGTCAAACTTAAAGTAATCGTATGGCTCGTATTATCCGTTGGAGAGGTAACTACTGTCACGGTAAATGGCATGTGACTTTGTAAGACTCCAGCCTTCCATCTTATGCTCGCAATAACGCCCTTATTAGTGAGGTTACCGACGTATGGGATGGAGTATGTGAAAGCCACATCTTGGTAAGCGGTAAGTTCCACAGAGTCATAAGGGTGTTCTGAGGGTTGGTCTCCGTATGCTGGTCTTGGGAGTTCAATGCGTTCTGGATATGAGTAATCGTCAACCTCCTGTGGTCGGTAAACTGGAATGTAATGATTTGTTGCTTTAGAAATTCTACGGAATGTAAATACTTCAATTCTGTGAAGACCAATTCCCAGCAGAATACACAATTCACGATATTGTTCTTTGCGGACATTTAACATGTCCATTAATTGACGATAACGTTCTGCACGAGGAATGCTTACTCCATCTGGTGCTGTGATGTTAATGTCAAAAGAAGCATCTGTAGCAAGGGTGTATAAGGCTAAAGTTGTAGCAAGAAGTGCTACTGGGTAGACTTCAACGGCAGGTAGGCTGGCTACTGTTTGTATACGACCAAGTGAATCAGTTCTATTGTTATTGTGTTGTAGTAAAGCGTTCTCAACAAACCGATTTATTTCGGCTGGAGTAAAATATCTAAAGTAAGTACCAGCAACTGTAATTTCAGTTCCATCTGGTGGGATAACGTCTGTAACTAATACACCTGTTGCTTCTTCAACAGATGTGTATGCCGATACATTTGAGTCGTCAAATCTAACGTAAAGTGTTTCGGCTTCTACTGGAGAGTAGTGCAATCCAAAACGGTTTGTTGTTCCATCTGCAATAAACTGCATAACAAACGACTTGGATGTGTCGCCAAGTTCTGAACGAACAAGTTCAGATAAACTGGCTAAGGTAGTCACTCATCCTCCATGCTAAAAATTCCTAAGGCTATAATCGCAAAGTATTCACGATTAGTACGCACAAAAGGGGTACGTCCCTCTGGGAGGAGGGCGGAAACCAGAGAGACGTACCGACTTATTGACGACTAATTTTTAGTTTGGTCGCCAAATGTAACCTAGACCTTCGAGATAACTAGCGAGTTCACGAGGTACTGAGTATTTAACACCAGCCTTGAATGTGTAGTTGTTTCCTACACCGTAGGTCATGTCTTCAATATCAGTAATGACTCGGATAATGACTTTGTCATTAGCCAGTGAAACGCCAACTTCTTCGATTTCATCTAGAACAATTGGTGCGTCTGGGTGCTTTGGGTCGAAAACATCTCGTTCCAAAGACTCTGCTTCTAACTGGTTAGCGATAGATATTTCATCTTGACGCTTACGCAGTTCTTCTGCCCGACTCTTTTGTGCTTTTTCCGCTGCTTTGCCTGTTGCATCAAGCGGACTTGTTGGTGTGTTTGCCACGATGTATTTCTCCTAAGATAGTTTTGTTTTTTTGTGGCGGAGAGACCCCAAAGAAGGAGTATGAGGTCTCTCCGACCCATGCTTAAATTAAGCGGTGTAAACCTTGCAAATTGCTTGGTCTGTGATAACGCCAAGACCCCAAATTGCGTACCATGCAAGAGCGTGTTCACGACCGAAGTCAAGAACTCCACCATCACGTAGTTCAACTGGAAGAGAGATAGCGTGACCGAATGCGTTGTCACCAATCATGATTGACTCGTAAACATCAGTTGCAGTTGTTCCTGCTGGAGCAGACTGTCCTGGGTTTTCTGGGTTTCCACCAGTTCCTGGACCAGTGTTAGCCTTTACAGGCACACCTGTCTGGTCAGCAACTGCACCAATGATGCTGCTGTAGTTAACAGCAGTTCCTGATGCAATCTTCTTAACCTGAGTTGTCTCGATGAATACTACGTCGTATAGACGACCGATTTCACCGAGCATGAAGTTACCTGGAGCAGCGTACTTTGTAACTTCGATGAACTCTGGGTTCGAACGAATGTCACGTGACTGCTTTGGATTGATGAACATTACGTATGTCTCACCAAGGCGAGGGATGTTCTTTGATGCAAGTGTCAGAGCAGCGTCCTTAACAGATGCTGTTGTCAACTTGTCATTTGCTGTGATGTCAGCAAGACCTGTTGCAGGTGTTCCTTCATCGTAGTTTGTGAATGCTCCACCTGTGATGCCTGAACGGTCGTAACCGAATACTGCTGAAGTAGCAGCACCTAGTGTGTTACGTGCCTGTACATCTAGGTACTGTGCCATGTGGCGACCTAGAAGGCGTGAAGATGATGCCATAACGTCATCGAATGATGCGTTAAGTAGTAATTCTGAAACTGCTACTGCGTAGCCGTGTTCTGCAACTGTGATTGCAATTTGCTCTGCTGTGAGAGCGTTTGTTGTAAGACGTACACCTTCTGTAAGTGGTGATGGGTCTACAGCAAAGTTCTTGTAACGTAGGAAGTTCACACGAAGACCTGGTGCTACACCAAGTTCAGTCTTCTTAACTGCGAACTGCTCGAAACGAAGGATAGGCATTGCCTGGAACAAGATTTCCTTAGACCAGATGGTCTGGATTGCTTGTGAAAGGCTTGTGTTTGTGCCGCTGTATGCGGTAGGTGCGGCTGCCAGTTGACTGGAGCCTGTAATCGCTGATGCCATGTTTGGAATCAACCTTTCTTGTTAGTTGTTGTTGTTAGGTTAATTAAATTACCCGAACAGTCCTCGCCCACGATTACCTGCTGCTTCGCCAAGTAGTTTGGCTCGTTGCTTCGCATAATCTGCCAATGACATTTCCCGAATTGAATCGGGTGAGTACGAACGTTGTTCCGAGTCTGTATCCAGAGGTCCTGATGCTGGAGCGGTTACCCGTGTACCAGCCATTTCTCTGCGAGCATTCAATGAAGCCTGCTCAACAGAGTCGAGAATACGAGCAGACTTTGTTTTAAGTGACGTGATGCTCTGCTCAATCTCATCACGGTTACTTCCGTCAATTAAATCTACGAGTTCAGGAATGATGTTCTCACGCTCTGCCTCAAGACGTTGTTGACGATACTGCATTAATTCTTGGAAATTCTTTTCTTGCTCTAGTAGAGCAAAAGCACGTTCTCTTTCAAGACGTTCAGCCTCTAGTTGAGACTGGAATTCCTTCTCTTTCTTTTGAAGTAGTGAACGAACATCTAAATCATCTTCAGTTCGCTTCTGTTCTTCAGCGATAGCAGCCTGACGAAGACGCTCTTCTTCAAGAGTCTTCTCTTCACGCTCCTTCTTCAAAGTCGCTAATTCTTCTTTCATCTTTTCAATTTGAGGATATAACTTAGCCTTCTCTTGTTCACGAGCACGAACAATGTCGTCTTGTGTAAATCCAAGATTGTTAGGCACAGTCTCCTCTGAACTAGCGTTTGTCATGATAGGTGCAGCCACTTCTGGTGCCACTACATCAACATTTACTTCAGTGTTTTCCATAGGTTTTCACTATTCCTTTTCCTTTATCATTGTCCGAATACAGGTTGCCCTGCGTGTCCCGCTTGTAGAGCCAATTTCACACTTTTTTAGAGTGTTTGTCTGGCTAAATCAGATGTTTTCATCTGAAACTTATTCGCTTCTATCTACCGCTCTTCTTTGCGGTAACTTAGTTCCGTAGGCTTCGGTGACCAGACGGTTTCTCAAATCCGCTTCTTGTTGAGCAAATTCCATCGCAGTTGCTTGCGTTGCATCGTTCTCTATGTTTTCTGGAGTAGGTGCCCCACCAACTTTATCACCCATAACATCGCCATCGGCTAGTTCTGTAGGCATTAGTGGAGTTGCTCCATCTCCTCCAGGACCAGGCATCATGCCCGTCATGTCTTGGATTTCTTTCTGAATTTGGACCTTAAGAAGCATTAAGGCTCCGTCAGACTTAGCATCTTCCATTAACTCTTGACGAATCTCCTGGAGTTTCTCTTCAGGGAATTCCTCACCGAGTGAACGCAAAGCACCTTCTTTAGATTCCAGACCCATACCAAGTTTGGTTTGAATTTCGTTAAGAACGATTAACTTATCTAGTGGAAGTGGTGATGGGAATTGCACGTAGTTTTGATAAGTCAAAGAATCATTTGGGTCAAGTTGAGTCATTTGACCCTCTTTGATTGGCCCATCTTCATCTGGGTTATACATAAATGTTTCTGGCTCTTTAATAGCCAAGTGCAAAATAATTAATTCATTGATTGCTTCAATTCCAGCCCCGTACTGAGCAACTTTTTGAGACCAACGATTCATCAATGGTTGGAACTGAATTGAAAGGGCTACACCAGATGTGTTTGAAATCGGCTGTACTTGACCTAATGCAGTTTCTGGTACGTTCATCATTTCGTGCATAGAACGCTTTAAAAGTTCTAGGTACTTTAAAGCACCTTCAATACCAGATGCTCCTCCTTCAAGATTAAATACTTGTGAATCTTTTGGAAGACCGCCCCATACTTTCTTAGGGCCCTTCTCTAGGTTAGATGCTTTTGCACCAACAATAACTGTTACAGGTGCAGCGTGGTAATTAATTATGTCTGCGACATCAGTCGAAATTTCATTATATGCGCGATTAATAGTAATGATGTCGTGACAATCAGCAAGGCCCCAAGGAGAACCAGCAACAGGAATATTTGGAATATGAATAACGGGAACAACACCAAGCGGATTAGGGCGAGAATCAATGAGTTCATCATTTATGTACTCCTCAATTATGTCGTCTGTAAGAATCTCTGTATAAGTAAATACTTGACGAGTACCTTCTAAAGAAGTTCCCCAAAAACGATACTTGTGCTTAAATCGAAGTAGACGACTTCTGTCATGTGGGTGGAACTCTGGAAATGCAAAAGAAGAGTTAAGTGGAAGAATACGTACACGACCTGGATGCACACGACCAACAGAATCTGTCCACGCTTCTTCATAAGCGACTTTTACAAAACAATCGCCAGTAATTCCGCCTTGTTGTGCCATTTCAAGCAATATACGCATTTTGTCATTGTCTACTTCCCATACTCGCTGTAAGCGGTCTGGAACAATTGCTTCAGTTGCTTTAGGTGAACGAAAGTGAATACCTTTGCCAAATGTAAATCGTGCTAAATAATCATTAAACGCTCTGTAATAGTTGACAGAGATTTGTGCTTCGCCTTGTTCACGACGGTAACCCCAATGATGTCCAAGGTACATTGCCCAGTTAAGAGAGTAACGGTTTAATCTTGGACCGTGTACTTCAAACTCTTCGTCTGCAAGTTCTACAAGACCAAGAGGTGAAATAGAGATAGTTAAGTCAGACGACGCTGCTCTATAACTCGGAGGAGAGAAGTCGACAAAACTCATGCTATGACCCTACTACTTGTCACGCTTTTCTCCGCCCTTTTTGCTCTCTTTTTTATCAGATTTTTTTAATGCTTGCTTTTTTCTTTTTTCAAACTGCTTTTCGTTTAATTTTTTACGCTTTTCAGCAGGGTCATTGCTGTCAATAAATTTACCGCCTGATTGAACATAGCGTTCGTGAACCCAGTGACTTGCTGCAGGATTAGGGTAGGTGGAGTACTTAGCCTTGGCTTGAGCAATAACCATTGCCCATAGTTTTGTATTTGCTGGTTTTTCAGCCACTTTATCTCCTTCAAATAACTTTGTTCCCCCTAGACAATTCTAGGGGGTTCAAAGTGTTAAAACGTAATTAGTCGTTTACAACAGTTGGAGATGTACGTTGTGTACGTCCTCCAGTACGAGCAACAACTTCAACAGTCTGCTCTGCATAGTCTGTGAATGAACCGTGAGAGAACTCTTGTAGGAATGTTGGTGCTTCTACCCATGCTGCAGAACCAACGTGTGCACGTTGTTGCATTGTCTCTGAAGCAGGCTTCTGCCACACAGGTGCATTACGGTTTGGACGACCTGGAGCAACTGCTGAACCTGAAGCAACGCCCTTTTCAAAATCGTTTGGAACATCGGTATCTGTTGCGATACCTTCTTCAAAGCGAAGTGGACCACGGCGTGTTGCATTGCCTGCAGCCTTTACTTCGTAAGTGTTTTCTCCCTTTTCAGGGAACTGTGGGTTTGGTGCTAGTGTCATTATGACTCCTTATAAGGTTGGTAACTAGGAATGGCCTATTCCAGAGATGAGTGTGTCAAAATACTTCGAGTTAGTACTGACGAACTCATGTCTAATTTTTGCTGAAAAAGGGGCTAGTTGTCAGCACTACCTCAGGCATAACTAGGTCTTTTGTTAACGCACAAGCAATTGCTAGTGAGTCCACATAATCATCATGAGCGTAGGACTCATCAGGAGCAGAAACCAGAAAGTTAGGGCCCTTATATTGAACCTCTGCATCCGTCATTTGTTGATGAAACCTCTTCCACGTCCTTAAACGTCGTGTTTTTGCATGGGCTGGAAATCCCAACATACGGCGTTGAATTAGTGCTTGTAGATGCTTAAACCGTTGAGATTGCTCTGTTGGGCTAGATGTAACAGTTGCTACTTCCGCTCTCGGCAACAAAAGTTTTAAACGTTGAGCAACAGCGTCTCCAACACCATTACCGTCAACACCTACAGCCAGAACGTCATAGTTTGCTAAGAAATTAACAATCTGAAAGTACTGCTCTTCCCAGTCATCTCCCTGAAGTTCAAGCCAATTTAAAACACGGTGTTCAAAATAACCAAACTCATCGGGTCTATCCCAGTCAACCCATACAACAGTAATAACTGTTGAGTCCATCTTACGTGCAGGGTCAATTCCTACCACTACTGGAGTTTGATGCCACACCTTTACTAGTTCTTGAGAGGTGTCTCCAAGTTCTTCCATAACACCTGAAGTAACAAACATACCTCGTTCAAGTAACCACTTGCAGCAATAAGACATCTGAAACTCATCGGAGTCTTCGCCAATACGAAGTGTTTCCTTCTTTATAAACTTTGCGTAATTTTCGTTGTACTTTGATACCTCTTTGTAATCCCATTGATAGTGATTTTGTTTAGCACTGCGTGTTGTTTGTCTACGCTTATTTAATTGGATAGCACGATAGAAGTTGTTTTTACTGGTTGTGGGAGTTCCTGTTTTAACCATAGTTCCTGCATAGTAAGCAAGCATTGGACTAATAGATTTAGATACAACAAAGTCATCTGCTTCTTGGCACTCATCAATAACAACAAGATGGAAAGACTTAGACTCAATCTTTGCACGAGGGTTTGCAGTCATCATCGTAATTGTTGAGCCAGACTTCTTTAGTTTAATCATGCGTGTTACTCCGCCAATTTTTGCAGCAGAGTCGTCAATTTCTGGGTCACCTAAAATTTCTAAAGCACGTTCAGAAGTAAGTCGTGTAACTGTACGTCCAAACAGTGTTTCTGCCTGTCCTTCAGTTGGAGCAAATAGACCGACCCACAATCCGTCTTTGTACTTACCAAGAAGGTCGGGATAAAGTTTTGCAAGACGTGGTAATAGAATCATTAGTGTTGCAACAGTATCTGCAACTGTTTCTGATTTACCTGACTGACGTGCAGCAAGTGCAGTTATTTCTTCACCATCATTAATAATTACAGACTCAATAATTCGACGTGCTAATGGTTTTTGATAAGGGTGAAGGTCATGCCCAACTAATACTTTTAAAAAGTCTAGTATTTTTTCAATTAACTTTTCAACAAATTGTTGAGATAACTCGTCTAAAGGCTCATCTTCTTCAGGCAGGTCTTGTTCATCAGGGTCGGAAGCGTAAAGTTCGGGATTTATTTCCTCAAACTTTTCATCATCAAAATCAATAGTCATTTTGTCCTAAAACAGAGAAGCCCACCAGAGGTGGGCAACCCCGCGTCTGAGAGAGGGAGACAGCCTAAGCGTATCACTTTAAGACGACCGTCTCTTTAATTCCTTAACAATTTCTAATAAAGTTTCAGCACCTATTTCAGAGTCCAATAAAACCTCTACATTTTTAGAACGCTGCCAACCAGTTATTTCTTTACCAATAACAAATAGAGCGTTTTCTGCCCAAGTAACTAGTTCTGTAGTTCCAAGACTAGAGATACGCTTCTGTATCTTCGTCTGGGGGTGGTGTCCATCCTGCTTCTTCCGTGAAATCATCATAAGTTAAATCCCTCCGATTTAGAGCCGAGTTTAGTGCTTCTTCCTCATCTTTTACACCAATCCATTTACCAAATACAAAGATTCTATTAAAAGGAAGTCTAATCATTGTAGGTTCTGAAAACCTAAAAGGTTCATCGATTTCTTGGGTCCACCCTTTTGAGGTGAGTTTACTGCCCCAGATATAAGGCTGATTTAAAAATTGCACAAAGTGTGTTGTTCCGATGTCGTAGACCTTAGGCATTTTTACCGTCTTTTCTTATTACCCTTACTAGATTTTAAAGCACTCTTTGGTTGCTTGCTTGCTTTAGCAACTGGTATGAGTCCTTGTTTTTGTTTATCCCGACCAACTTTGCCACCTGTTTTAGTAGCACGGTTATCGTACTCATAAAAGATTTGGTTTGTACGGGCAATACGATACAGGGTTTCACGAGCATAGGAAGGAAGAGAGCCCATGTCTGCAAGTCCGTGTGGCTTGTTATCTAAATACCTAAGAATAAATCTACCTTTGGAGTAGGCTGCTTTAAAAGAAGACCATAAAGATGGAGCAACCTCATGGTAGTTATAAAAGGTGCCGTCTCTAAAAACAACCGTTAAAACTTTACGTTGTGAGTCATATCCTGCAGCAACAGTGCGTGGTCGTTTGTAATTCATCGTTGAAGTTGGAATTACACTCAAAGGTGCTGGACCATCGGAGTAATCCCGTGGGTCGTTAGAATAGTTTGTTCCTGCAGGTCCGTCAGATAAATCGTATGGGTTGTAGTAATACCCAGATTTTTCAGTGTCTTCTAAACCCTCAGATAAGTTGTCCTCAATGTCTTCGTAATCGTCATTAAAAATAGCCATGGCATCAAAGTATTCAGAGCCAGCCATAACAGGAAGACTTCCTGGAAGCATATTTGTTACTTTTACTTTTGGTGCTACAAGGCTATTTATGCCACGCATTTCACTTGACGAAATACCGTAAAGTGCTGCAGTTGGGTCAAGCAACGCAGCGGCTTCATCCGCAGAGGCACGAGACCCCACAGGGGGTCTGAAATCTCCACTACCGCTGGTTGCTGACCTAGCCATAAATTTCTACTTCTTACGAAGCAGCCGCCCATGGTGTAATTGTTACTGCTGCACCTGGTGCGGTTGTTGCTGCACCACCTGCAATTGATTGAGTCTTGATTGTTCCTGCTGTACCTGTTAGTGCTGTTCCAGGTGTGATAGCACCTGTGTTTGCAACTGTCCATCCTGTACCAGCAATGACTAGTGTGCTTCCTGAACCGCCAGTTACAGACCAAGAACCAACAAGTGCTGCTGGGATACCTGTACCTGAAGCGATGGTGACCTTAGTGCCTACAGGCCATGTGGTTGTTCCACCAGCAACAGTTACAGTTGCTGCGGTTGTAGTTGTTACGTTAATACCAGTTGGCTGTGTAGCCGTGTTTGTTGCACCTGCTGCAGTTGTAACTGTAAGACCGTTGTCTGCCAATACGTCTGCTGCATTTGCTGTTGTGAAACCAAGAACGTTGGAAACTTGAACGTAGTTAGTTGAACCTGCTACGTCAGAACCTGCTGTGTTTGGTGTGTACTGTGGGTATCCATTCCAACCTGATTCTAGGTTGATGTGGTCGCCAAGTGCTAGGTTTAAGCGTGTTGTACGAGCATCATTTGGTTGTGGAGCCATATTGCCCCATACAAAATCAACTGCGATTTCTCCTGCGGTGTCTAATTGAGCACCTGCGTTATTTACTGCCATTTATATTTCCTCACATGTGTGGTTGTTTAATTGCTCTCGGTACAAGACATCGTCACAGTCGCGACATTTAAAAAGACGTACGGTATCAAGTGCTTCGTGTAAAGAGTCCGAGTGTTCGTTACCGTATTCCACTTTAGGTCCAGCGAGAACTTCTGGTGGAAAAGGTCCTATAGGGCCGTGAGCACTAGCAGGAACAGGATGTCCCTGCACTGCAAATTTTCTTATGAGTTTCATTCAGCGTCTGGCTGAACTGTGGTTACCTTTTTTGTAGATTTTTTTGTGGCGGTTTCTGGCTCTACAGATACATCTTCAACCACAACAGGAGATTCTTCTACAACCGTTGGAGTACTTTTTAGCAGGTCTACGCTTTCTTTGCGAAGGTTTGCTAAGGCTGCTGTAGTGTCTAGTGTTCCAGCACTTTTACGAGCATACAAAAATTTTGGCAAACATCCATCGCAATAAGAAACAGCGGCTGTATCTGTAATCTTGTATACATACAGTGCGTCTAACTCACAGTTAGCACACTTAATTTGGTCAGTTTTCATTTGATTCTCCTTTTAACAATCCCACTTGCGTAATGCTAGTGCTTTTCTTGTTGGTTTTCCGTTTCGTTCCATTGGTCCTTCCATGCCGCCCATACGTGCACAGAATGACTTACGACGTGATGCGTCTTTTGGAGAACGTGCTGCTCTTTCCTTAGACACAGGGGGTTTTAAATTTGAGCCAGGGTTTTCTCTTTCGTAAGACTTTCGTCCTTTTTCATTGAGACCGCCTTTAGCGTTCTTACCTTCTTTGCGTTGCCACGCTGCTGACTTTGCCATAATTACTTCTTACGAGGGCGTGAAGTTGCTTTCTTAGCAGTAGCCCTTTTTGCAGCAGGTGCTGGTGCACCTTCTGGACGCTTTTCAATTCGACCTGTGCTTGGGTTGTTCCACATCAAAGAAGGCTTGGCTGTTTGCACTGGTGCTGGAGTTGCAACCGCTTGTGGTTGTTCTGGAGCAGCAGGTGCTGGGCTTTGTGAAGTTGGTGCTGGACCTGTGTATGGGTTGTACTTAGTATGGATGTCACCCATCTTGAACTCACCAACACGACCACTTTTACCAAGACCAGCAATTCCTCTAAAAACTTCTCTTTGTTCAGCACGACGGTTTTGGCTTTTAGTGTTTTCAATATTAACTGCGTGTGATTGGTCCATGGTGCGTGTAGCAATTTCATGACCTTGAGTTTGTCTAAGTCCACGCATTTCGTGACGTTGCTTACTCTTTTGCATTCTTTCGTTAAAAGAACGAGTTGCTTCGCCTTCTGCTGCGGTTGCATTAATGCGTTGTGTTTGTAACTCTGACGCATTAGCGTGTGCACGGTCTTGACGCATACTTGCTAAAGCGTGGTGTACAACCTGAGAGTTTGTATCTTCACGACGACTTTTTGCTTTTTCTAATTTGCTGTCTACAAAAGACGCAAGAGGGCTAAGAGGGTTAACTCCGCCTTGAGGGGCACCAAATCCTTGTTGATTTAACATAAGCCTATCTTCCCCTAGTTCTTGGAACTTTTTGTGCTAATTGACTTTATTGCTTCAAGCAAAATAATATGATTCTGGCTACGGGTAATCTCAGCCTCTTCCAGTTTCTTTTCCAGTTTATCCTGGCGTTTTTCTAGTCGAGTTACTACGTCTTTTACCGATTTGCCCCCGTTATGGCTCAATTCTCCATCTAACTTATTAAGACGGGCCATAACACCTGGAACAGCGTCACGACCTGGTTCAGGCTCAGAGCCTTCCCAATCAACTATAAATCGTGACCATGTTTTAAAAAGTTGATTGATTTTTTTAATAAGGGGATACAAGAGAGCCATTCCTCCTCCAGCAACGCCGATGACTAATGCGACAGTTTCTAAAGTGCTCATCTTGTATCCCCTGCAGGTATTACTTCTTCTTTGCTGCTTTTTTAGCAGGTGCCTTTTTAGCGGCAGTGTCAAGTTTCTTTGTTGCTTCTGCTGCAACTAATGTTGCAATACGACCAAATGCTGGGTCTTTCTTATTAACCCAACGAAGTGCTACGGGGATTAGTGAACCCCATAGTGCGTTAGCAACAAGTAGCCATTCACCTGAACCAAAGTCCAACGGTGTAGCCAAACCTTTTGCTTGCATTACAACCATGACCGCTGCAATAACTTGACCAAGCAAGTTACGTACATACGATTCGAGTGCTGCTTTATTCATGTATATCTCCTAAGTGTGCTTGGATTAGCACTGTAAAAGTTTAGTCGTCTTCTCGGTTTCTTAACGGATAAGTAATCGCCCAAGCAACAAGTGTTGCAATAATTGCGTAACCAACGATGGTTTTTGCAGACCCATCTAGAACAACCCAGGCGATAAACATGCCTAGAAGTGTCCAGAGTTGGTCAATCATGTCTTTTAATAGTTTCACGGCTTTGGTCGTCTCCTAACGCCTTTGCTATCACCCGATGGGCCTCCACCACCAGAACTTCCTCCTCCACCAGTACCGCCAGTGGATGAACCACCAACAGCACCTGCTGCAGCACCGACTGCATTCATAGCAGCACCAGCAGCAACAACAGTAGCGACGACCATATCGGTCGCTTCTTCTCGTTCCTCTGGTGACATATCAGCACCGATGCTTCCCAACGCCAATAAAACTTGACCTGGGTCTTCAAATATTGCACCGATTAGTTCTGCGGGATTTTCAAGCACGACAAGTGCAGCAGCAACTTCAGCCGTAATTATGACAGCATTTCCGTTTTCGTCAGTTCTAACATCGACAGGAGTTGCATCAGGTAAATCTTTAAACTCAATACCAGCCTCTTGAATTTGTTCTGAGGTTAATGTTTCTCCCGCTGCAACAGACTCAATAAGGGCTTCAGCCACAAGTTCTTTTTCAGAATTAGTGAGTTTGCCATCTGCAGCAAGAGCATCTGATAAAGAATTTACTTCTTCTTTAGAAATCTCACCATCAGCATTTAAAGCATCAAGTACTTGGTCTGCATCAGCAGCAGATATGTTCCCATCAGAAAGAAGTTCATCCACAACCGCCTCTACTTCTTCAGGAGTAGTTGGTGCTGGTTCTTCTGGAGCAGGTGGTTCCTCGGCTGGAGGTTCTTCTGCAGGTGGTTCTTCTGCAGGTGGTGTAGGCTCTTCAGCAGGTGGTTCCTCAGCAGGAGGTTCCTCGATTGGAGGTTGTTGTGATTCTTCTGACGGATTTTCTGGCTCTGGCTCTGGTGTCTCTGGTAATTGTGGTTCTTCCGCAGGTGGTTCAACTTCCACAGGAGGCTCCGAAGGTTCTACGGGTGGTTCTGAAGGTTCTTCCACTGGTGGTTGCGGTTCTGTGGGTGGTAATGGCTGCGTTGTATCTGGGACAGGAATAGGAGGCTCAGGTGCTACTGGGATTGGTTCTTGGGGTGTTGGTTGGATTGGCTCTGGCTGCGGGGCTGGGTCTACTGGTTGCGGTGCTGGTTCTACGGGAGTGGGAGCAGGAGTGGGCACAACAACTTGGGACTGCACAACTGAAGCAATTACGGCAACGGCAGAAGCGACTGTGGAAGTAGCGACCTCCGCTTTAGCAACCGCTACATCTGCTAACGTACTGGCAGTAGCAACCGCTACTTCTTTTGTTGATTGGAGAGTTGTTAATGTTTGAGTTTCTGCTGTTAGTGTGGTCTGAACTTCTGCAAGTGCTGTCACTGCTGCTGTTTTCACTTCTGTAACAGTTGCAAGCACTGCAACTTCAACTGCTTTAACCTCTGTTTTATCAGCAACTACTGCTGTTTGGCTTGTAATTTGAGCCGTTAAAGTTTCATTAGTTACGTTTGTCATTGGCTTTACTGGTTGACCCGCTGTTTCACGAACACCAATGCGTGGGCCATTCCAAAGAGTTGTTGTGTTTCCAGCAACTGTTCCAACGCCAGTCCATTCACCAGTTGTAGGATTTACAGTCATTGTCCAATTAACGTTTGTTATAGGACCATTTGGGTCTGCAAATCTGTGCAAATCCCAGTCAACTTCTAAAGTTGTTTCAGTGGTCTTTACTACCGTAGAGGAGTTAGGGCCAGCACTTTGGAAGTCGCTACCAAATACTGAGATGTGTGCTCCTGCTGGAAAATCCCACCAGTTAAAGTCGCCATTGCCAAAAGTAATGGTTGCTTTTGAAGTTACATAAATTTGGCTGTTTGTTCCTTGACCTTCATAAACAGTGTTTCCCATTTTTATATCAAACGGGGTATTGATTTTTGTGTATCCGTCATACATTGCTGGCAAAGTTGTTGTAGTAACTGTTGGTGTTTCAGGAGCAACAGGGGCTACATAACCTTCAGTTGTATAGGTCTTAGAATCAGATGGGGTGTTTTGAAGCGTAGTTAAAGTAGTTTGAGCATTAGTTAAGTTAGTTGTTGCAACGGCTACTACTGCTGTTTGGCTCTCTACTGCTGCTGTGGCTGTAGCAACAACTGCGGTTGCAGTAGTAACGTCCTGCGTTACTACGGCTACTACTGCTGTT